CTTGGTCAACTACCTTGGCAATTCTACTATCTGTATCCCGAGCTTGTGTGTCATACCACGAATTTTTCTTAAGCCACTTAGCAGCATTTTGTTGCACCTCTTCCGCCATTGGATTAGGTACATTTTGCTTTGGTGCCTTGGCTTGCTCGAGCTGTTGTTTCTTGTAATACTGCGCCTGATTTAAACGTTGTTTAGCGTCTGTTAGCTGTTCCAGATAATCCATCTGGGCTGCTGCATCATTAGACTGGGCCGCTTGTACCATTTTCATCTTGGTGTACTCAACTCGAGTGGCTTCGTCTTCAATAGCCTTGTCGATTTGTGCAAACTGGTACGATGCTGCTGTGTTTTCTACCGCGGCTAAGCGTCGTGCTAAATCTTCGTTCCTTTTTTCAAGCGCGCTAATCTTGTGTTTTGAGGATGCTTCACGCTGCTTATTGAGCTCCTTCTTAAGCCTACGCTCTTCACGTCTTGCTTCACGAATCTTTTCGCGTTCATCGTCGGTGTTTTCGTTAGCATCATAGATGTCATCGTCGTTAGACTCTTCATCATCACTAGCTTCTACGGAACCACCTTCTCTTAGTTCTTCATTTTCATCATCAAACTCTTCTGGAGCCTCGACTTTAGCTATGATTGAACCGTCTTCGCGTTCCTTAATAGGAACATTTTTTTCATTATCTGCCATACTTTTCTTTCAAAAGTTAATCTACAAACGCCTTCATTTTCTGCGCATACTCAAAGCTCTTGATGCGAGAAATGATTTCACGTGCCTGGATTGTGATGAACACCACTGCGGCGCCACCGTCATCTGGATTTACAACAAAACGATCTCCACCGTATTTAACGGTGCGAACCAAGTCACCTTCTTTACACCACGGGCCTTCGACCCACGGGGTTAAATCTTCTGGTGATTTGTATGCTAAGGGCCCTACTTGGCAAACCTTTGCAACAGTCTCGTTGAAACGTAACGTCTGTCTGGTCTCATCAACTAGGATGATACCGCCTTTACTGGTTGACTTTTCGCGTCTTAGTTGGACTAAAACACGGTCTCCAGCTACCTCGAGCCCATGATCAATAATGGGAAAACATTCTTCTTCTGATCTTAAATCTGGCTCGTCTTTACTACTATCTATGTCGTATGCTGCCATTCGGCCGCTCTCCTTGATCTTTACAGATCTTTGTCATCATCCTCCGATAAGAGGTCCTCAATTACCTGGAGGGATTGTTTAATACCCTCCAAATTTCCCAGTATTCTTTGATAATCATCAAAGGTATGGATATTTATTCCGGAGGTAATTCCCTCCGCGGTATACTTCTCAGCATCTTTCAGACGCTTAATTATTTCTGATAAAAAGTCTTTCATACTCATAATAATGCAAAAGTATGAAAGATTCCGCCCTAATTAGTAGAAGTTACCCTGTTTAGTATCTTTTAAGAACTTCTCTTGACCGACCTTAGACGATCTTACTGCGTTTTTTACCTTAGCTGCGTTGTTTGAACGCTTGCTGCCTGATGGGCCAGCTTCTAGTGTTTTATCGCCAGGGCCACCGCCGCTGGAAATTTTACCGGTTTCTTGGTATGTTTGACGAAAGCCTTTTTGATCGGCCATATTATGCTCCTGTTGGGGGTGTGGGTGTTGGTTGTGCTGCAATCTGTTCTAATGCCTGTTGGTGTTGCTGGTCACCTTGTTGTAATGCCTGTTGGTGCTGTTGATCATTTTGTTGCAGGGTCTGCATGTGCTGCATTCCGGCATGATCGGCCTGTTGTTGGCTATTGATTTGTTGCTGTACCTGTTGTGACTGCTGGTCCATTGCGCCTTTTTCTGCGGCCAGGCCATGTTTACGGATATCTGCCATGGCTGCATGAGAGGCCTCCATCGCGGTCAAATCCTGTTCATGGGCCATCTTAACCTGGTCACCATTTAACTTGATCTGGGCTGCCATAGCCGCCACGCGCTCACGTGATGAGTTGTTGATATCGGCCAGTGCAATCTGCGTTGCGCTCTTGTTTGCGTCGATATCTGTCTGGACCTGGTACTTGGACTGTAGGTCCAGGACCTCGCGCTGTAATTCTGCGATACGCAGCTCGTAGTCCTGCTTGTCTTTTCCTTGCTGCAACTGCATCTTGGCCTGAGACTCTGCCTGCTTGCGCTGTGTCTCTGCCATCTGGGTCTTGAGGATAACCTGGGCTGTAGGATCGGAGGCTGCTGCCTTTTCCATCTGCGCCTGTTGACCTTGCTGAACCTTCTGTGCAAGTGCCTGGATTTGCGGGATATACGGTTGTAATACTTTTTGTGAGTCCTGGCCAACCAACTGGGAAGCAATTGCCAAGGCCTTTTGTGCCTCGATATCCAATGGTTTCTCTTGGTGTAGTTCCAGTGTATCTTTTCCACCGGCTGCGGCTGCGACGTACGCACGCATGGATTGCAGGTAGTGTAATGTTAAGTGTTGCTTGATGTGCTCTAAAGCATGAGGTGAGAATGCTGGCCCAATGACTGGGTTGGCACCGTACGCGGGGTTATTTGCATACTCAAGGTGTATTTTAATGTGAGAGATATGGTCTTGGTCAGGATACGCAGCAGAAGGACGACCCATTGTCATGGAGACGTTTTCTAGTGCTGGGTTCGATTCTTTTGCACCCATTGGGTTTGGTAAAATTTCATCAACGTTTGGAACCTTTAACTGTTTTAACACACGGCGATAGACGCTGCGGATATCAAACATGCCCGGAGGAGCACCGGTTGCCATTTGCAATAGTGCTTGGTTCTGTGCAAGGCGTTGTGTCTCAGAGAAGATGTTAGGATCTGAGACCGGACGTACGTCGTTGTTGTACGAGAAGTCACGGACCTGAATTTCTTCGCCGGACTGGTTGTCCATTTCTTCCAGGTACCAGTGATTGATACGGGAGATAATTGCAAGTGATTTAGCCTGGCTGCGATGTAAACGGGCATGGATAGAAGAGAATACCTTAGCGCCCTGCTCAATTAAGGCCTGGGTTGTACCAACCGGTGTGTTGGCATTTGCATCGGCAATCTTTTCTTCGGATGTAGTAACAACACCCTTAGCAGCATCAGTTAACCAACCGAGAAGATTAAACAGTACAGAAGATGGCTGATTGAATGGTAAAGGCATAGCCAGTTTACGAACATCGTCAACCCCAGGAGCGCCTTCAATTTCTAAAACCTGGGTTGGTTCAATTCGGTCACTCTGGCCACTAATGCGTCCACCCTTGAGCTTAAGCATTGTCTGACTGTTGTTGATATGAGCAGCGTCAAGCAGAGCCCGTAAAGCACCAGTAAGAGCAGCAGCCAGCCCACCAATAAGATGGGGGAGGCCAATAGCATAAGCACCACGCCAAGGGATGAATTTGAACTCAACGTACCAGTCCAGTTTTGTGAGTTTCTCGTCATTACATTCCCAGTTCCTGTAAAGTGATAATACCTTGCTTGTTGTCTCATCAATAGTCAGGATGTACGGGGCACGACTACCGCCTGTCTCTTCATCCTCATCTAGGCGAATAAAACAGGTTATCTCATAGACACGACGTAAACCATCAACGTTCTTAGATGGCTCGTCTTTGCCCTCAATCTTATTGTTGGCCTTTTGTGTCTGGGTCTGGTCGTTTATTGGGGCATCTGATGTGTAATCAGAATCAATGTCGCGATAAATACCCTGTTCAATACGTTGTAAGAACGTATCTTCTGTGATGTCTTGCACCTCGGTTACACGCGATGCTGTGTAGAAGTTTGTGGATGAGTATGGCAACAAGATGTTGTCAATGGCAACCCACTCACATGTCGGACGTTTTTGTTCTTCATCAAAACGCCACTTAAGGAATTGTGAACCACCAAGTGGTAGTTGTGTTAACAACTGCTCCATCTCGTCACGGTATTCTGGGACCTGCTCAGTAAGCTGCCAGTTTAAGAAGTTTACCTTGCGGTCTGCTACCTCTTCCTTAATACGATCTGCCTCACCCTTGATGTTGGACTTAACCAGACCATCTGGTGGCAGTAATTCTTTTGCGGTAGAAGCAGCAAAGTCAACGCATGCTTCTGCCATAATTGGGTGGACGACTTTTGAGGCTCCGTCGAACGTGGCTCCCCCTGGTGCGTCCTTACCAAGACCGGTACGACGTAGACCTTCTTCGTACTGCTTGTCGCGCTGCTGGCGTGACTCCCTGTCTACATCAATTAAATCTAAATAGTCTTCTGCAAGACCCTGTAAAATATCTTCATCAAAAACTTCTGCCAAGTTTTCATAGAACTGTGGCTCTACTCTTGGACTTTTCTTTTCTTGGAAGTTAACAATTACTGAACCATCTTCATTCTCAATGATCTCACTCTCAACCTCATCAGGCTCTAGTCCGAGGGCTTCCTCGTAGTAGTCCATCTCTGCATCTTGCGCCGCTGCTTCCTCAATATTTTGCTCGGTATCAAGCCCAGGAAGATTGCCGCCAGTTTGAATCGGTAATTGTGGTTGTGCCATTATTTATTAAATGTATGTTGTTTTTGTGGTGGCAGCGTGGTGCCGTATAATATACTGGCTCCCTCTGGTCGGTTTTGTGCTTCGTACTCTTCTCTTGTCCCTTTTCCTAACGGGGATGGTGACAAGATACCAGATAAAGCGCCAAGCCAAGGATTGAGTGATAAAAGTGATGCGAGGTCTAGTCCGTTTAATGCTAGGCCTCCAGGGTTATTTTGTTCTACATTTTCCAGGGCATCTGCTGCCGTGCCTGCAATACCTAAACCTAGTAAAGATTTACCACCGACCTTCATTGTTTTTTCAAGGGCAGAACCGCCGTCCTTAAAATGTTGTGGTGTTTGTCCTTGTGCAACCATTGCGGCCATCATATCCTGTGGTGACATCTGGCCACCCTGTTGGAAATGTGGTGGAATCTGGCTGTCTTGCATCATCAGTTGCTTTGGTGTATTTACCAAAGAAGTGTCTTGCGGGACTATGGCGCCAGCTTCTTCAAGCAGATACTGATGTGGTGTTTTTAGAAGGTTCATGGTCGCTGATAGTTATTCCTATTTATAATAATGCAAGAATAGCGCCTTATCCGCCCTATTGAGCGTATGGATTGGCATACTTCTTGTTATAATCATCATCTGCGTAGTCATAATCGCGTGCAGGCAATGGATCGAGCTGTAACCAACCAGAATCCCTTAAGACACGCAATGCTTGGGATAGGGCATCCACATAGTCATCATGGCCACCCGCCTCCGGGAAAGAACACACCTGGCGCATGAACCGTTTGGCCCAGGTTGCTACCTCACCCTTTGTCTGGTTGTCTTCCGGTACATATACCTTGCCCTTAAACACCAAAGGTGCCACGATGTTCAAGCGCTGCACCTTATCTGCCCTGCCCGGGTTATATCCTCTTACCGGCACACCGGAACCCTGCAGTTCTTGTATAAGAGAAATGCCAGCCGACTTATCTTCCATCAGTATGAGGTCTGCCTTTCGTCCCTTACCAAAATCATTATCGGCGCCGTACACTACCTCCTTAAAGTCGTTAATAACCTTACGACGCAATTCTGGGTACGATAGGTGCTGGTCCCATGCGTCGAGCAAGATCACCGAGGTGCCTGCGTCTTCCTGATCAAACACACCCCATACCTCACAAGCGGTCGGGTCGTTCATTGTCTTTTCGCTGGTAGCTGGATCGTATGACGCGATCACATATTCTAAATTTGGTGTTGGTTTATTTGCTGGCCATAACCGGAAGTGTTTGCGTTTGATAATACCGGCCGCTTCTGGGTCAAGGATCTCACCATAGATCTCTTGCTTACCAATGTCAGTGCCATCGTACGTCTCGAGCTGCTTGAAGAAGGTTTCTGAGAGGTTTGCCTTGTTGTCGTACGATGAGGCGTTAACCACGTACACATCACCACCAATTTTACCCTCGTTTAAATCAACAATTAATTCTTTTGGTTTTGGTGTGGTGGTAATAATCTGCTGCACCCGAGCGATTCGAGGGTCTTTAAGACGGAGGGTAAACTGTATTCCGTCGTAGGCCTGGTCGAGGTAATCAAACGCACACAGCTCGTCCATCCATGCTCCATGGAACTGCTTACCACGGTACCGTTCTGGTTCTGAGGCTGGGATACCCTGGATGATGGATCCGTTTGTGAGGGTAATTTCAAAGAGTGACTTGTTGTAATCTCGTATAAGTGACGGGGGTATGATACTGAGAAGTCC